TTAAAATCAATTTTAAAAGAAGGAAGCGAGGTGAATGAAAATGAGTGACTCAAATAAAAACATTTTCGCAATGATCGAGGATATGCGAAAGAAAGGTGAAAATGCTACAACTGAAGACCTCTGGAATGTCATCGAGGAAATGCAGAAAGGGCATGATGACTATCAGCAAAAGAAAGATGCTGAAGTTGAGGCATTGAACAAGACAATCGCAGAGATCATCGAGAAAGCGACAAAGGAAAAAGATGATCACCTAATCGAACCGCCACAGAAAAACGGTAGATTCTTGAAGGCGGCTATGAGGAACGACATGCTCGGTATTGAGAAATACGGTGGTCGGTTTTCTCGAAAGGGTGATCCTTGGGACGACAAGGACGATTGGAACAAGTTTATCGGTATGAGTGACGCACAGCAGAAGGCAGCCCTCGGTACGGTTCTAAGGGGTGATGCTACAACCGGGTCATACCTTGTACCATCTGAATGGTACAGTGAAGTGATGAGAATTGCTGAGCAGTCAAGCCAGATGATGGGTAAGGTTACGACAATACCGATGCCGGCGAGGACGATGTATCTACCGACTGGTGGAACAGGGATTACTCTTGCATGGCCGAGTGATGAAACATCGGCTAAGAGCGAAACCAATCCGACAGTTGGACAGGAAACGTTATCGGCGAAAACCTGTGCCGCATGGATGACATGGACTGAGGAACTTGAGGAAGATTCAATCGTGAATCTTGTACAGTACTTTCAGATGTTGTTCGGCGAAGCATGGGCACAGGAATTTGACAAGCAGGTACTTTACTCGAATGCATCACCGTTTACCGGGATTGCTTATGATAGCGGGTGTTCGATCAGGAACATGGCAGCAGGGAAGACATCTTTTGCGGATGTTGAACTTGACGATTTGATCGACATGGAAAATGACGTATCAACAGCTGGTGGTGAAGGTGCGCTTGTTAATGCTGTTTGGATTATGAGCAGGTATACCTTCAATATTCTCAGGAAATTACGGACGGATGATGGAGAATATATCTATCAGAAGGCGGCAGATGGTGTACCGGCGACTATCTGGAATCGCCCGTATATTATCAGCGATCAAATGCCGGGTAGCTCAAGTGATGCAGTGGATACTCCGTTTCTGATTCTCGGAAATCCGAAATATGTTGCGCATGGTGAGAGAGTTGGAATGGAGTTCAAGGTGTATCGTGATACGATTCGGAACGTAGACTATGACCAGATTTTCTTGAGATTCCGGATCCGGGCAGGTTTTGTTGTTGCTGTAGAAGAGGCTTTTGCAGTACTCGAAACGGCGGCAAGTTAATAGGCAAGTTAATAGATGAGCGAATTGTTAATTCGCAGGGTTGAGGGGGCGCAGGCCCCCGACACTACCCCATCAAAACAAACGAGGTGAAGAAAAATGAGTGATTATGGAGCTTACATTTCAGGGTTCGTAACCGTTGATTATCACACGGAAAATGCGGGTACGGCGATTACTGAAGAAATCCAGGGACAGAACGGTAAAAGGCTTGCGTTGCTGGCGTATGAAGTTGTAACAAGTACGACAGCACATACCCTTTTGTTAATGTATCCGGGAACTTCAACAGGATCGAGGAATACAGCAAGTGCGGCGGCATCGTCTGGACAAAAGGTGATCAATGTTACCAACACCCCGCTTGATCCTGCGGGAAATGCAGCGGCGCAAAATGATATTGTGGCGTATCAGTGCACCGATGGTTCATGGGAGTTTAACACGATTGCATCGGTGTCAACGAAAGCGATTACCCATAGTACCAATCTTGCGAAAGCTGTTGCATCGGGCGCAAAGTACAGGATATTCGGTGTTGCTGCTGATAATGCATCGCACCAGATAACCCTTACAGCGAGTACGACCAACAGAAACGTGATCCGTGGTACGTGTATATTGCCAATGCTACTGCTGCAAGCAAGATCATGAACATGTTGTTTGCTTACATCAATAAGTAGTGGTGGCTAGGGGGGCTACTGAAAGGGTGGGTGTGCCTCCCGCCCGCCCTACCCCCTGTTTGAGAGAAGAAAGAAGATGAAAAGGGAAAAAACATGTGCGAACGTGGCGATACAGTAAAATGTAATGTATTAGGAAGAGGCGTTATGATCGACAGATGTATTGCACCGATTATTAATGCTTTGAATGAGGTTGGTTTGGTAACTGCTGAGAGCTGTTGCGGGCATGGTGAAACAGAAGGGCATATATTATTCTATCAGGATGGGAAACCGAGATTGATGGTATTGTATGAGAGAGGCGAGCCATCAATAGAAATTTATCAAAAAAAGTATCGTAAATATGCGGAAGAATCAGAAGAGAAAACAAAACGGAAGAGGAGGAAAAATAAACTATGAATTTACGAAAACTTGCTGAGGAAATTAAGACAGAAAATGATGTTGTCGATTACAGAAAAAAGGTTGCAGATGAGATCGAGAAGTTGAAAGAAAAGTTTAATCTGTTAAAAGTAACGTTTCGGGAAAATGCTAAAGTTGATAAGATGGCGAAAACACCTGAAGATAAGATGATAAGAAAAACAAAAAATAAAGGTATAAACAAGGGTATAAAATAATGGCTTTTAATCCATCAGTAGATACTGATAATAACCTTGTCGATCTTGATACTGTTAATGCGTTTGTCAATGGTGATACGGGCAATGCTGATCAGCAGAAGATACTGACATATTATATTAATAGTGCAAGTGCATTTTGTAATCTATATACCGACCGAAAACTGAAGAGCCGGGAATTAACAGAATATTACAGCGGGGACGGCACGAATAGCATAATAACAAATGAATACCCGATAACGGAGATAACAGCGGTATATGATGATCTTGATAGAACGTATGGCAGTGATACACTGATAGATAGCGATGATCTTGCTATACTGCCGGATGGGCTTGCATATAAAATAGTGTATGATGGTGGAACGTTTCAGGTCGGTATTCGGAATCTGAAAGTGGAATATACAGCAGGATACACATCGATACCGAATGACCTGCAGCAGGCGTGTTTGGAAGTGATAGCGTATTATTTCAAAAATACCGAGGAAAACCGGTTTGGGGTTACGACACGTACAATGGGTGGAGGTTCTGTTACGGTAGAAACAACGGATATACCGAAAAGTGCATTGAGGATATTGGAAAGATATAAAAGAAAATGGTAAAAATGGTAAACAAGAATGGCTGATATAAGAATAAAGATTGATGATGAAGAGGTTCAGAGAGCATTAAGTAAATTGATGCGGCATATCCCGAAAATCGTTGAAAGGCCGATGATGGTAGTTGCACAAACAATTGCCGGTATAAGTCAACAACATTACTTACGTGGTCCTAGACCTGACAGGTTAGCGGTTGCTACTGGCAGATTGCGCAGTTCTATCAGTTCAAAGGTAGAAGTAAGGGGGGATGAAATAAGGGGATATACTGGAACTAATGTTGTATCACCGGGTGGATTTAATTATCCGGGGTACTGGGAATTCCACGGACGTAAAGGAAAACCAAGACCGTTTTTGACGCCAGCGAGAGAGAATCACCGTGATAAATGGTGGGGGATATTCTTGAGAGAATTAAAGAAAGAAATGCGGGAATATCTGAATAAATTGAATAGAGGATTGAGGTAATTGAGTAAAAGAGAAGATATACTCGATAATGTTGTTACTACCTTAGGTGGAATAAAAAAATCTGAAGGTTACAATAATGATATAGGGCTTGTTACACGGGAAGTAAACGATTGGAATAAGTTGTTACCGAATCAGAAACCGGCGGCTATGGTGTTCTGGACATCGGACGACAAAGAAACAGAGACAATTAGTTTATCAGGGCAATATGTATTATCGGTGTTGAATCTGGTAATCAGAGGGGTTGTATATGCAAAAAGCGGGTTGGAGGAAGCGTTGAACGAGTTTGCAGAAGATATTGAAACTATAATGGCGGTCGATGAAGAGCGAGACAGTAATGCGAATTATACCATACCCCGAAGAATAACAGTGTACCAGGGTGAAGACAGTTACAACATAATATTCGATTATGAATTTGTAATCGGATATCATTATGTGTATGGCAGCCCATAAAACTTAGTTTACTAAGAAAAAAACTTAGGTACTAAGAAAAATAAGGAAGGATAAAAGGGAAGGATAAAATGAAAAGAGTTAAAACAAAAGAACCGTTTATTACGAAGGCGCACAGAGTGATATGCAAAAAGCCGGGTGAGATAATTAATATGCCGGATGAGGATTATGAAGAAGTTAAAAGCAAAGTGATAGTTATTGGTGGCACAGAAAATGAAAAAGAGGAAAAGAAAAGAGTAAAATTAAAACCAGAACTAAAACAAGAAGTAGAACAAGAGAAAATAGAAAAATCAGAAAAAGCAGAGGAGGGTTATTAAAATGCCATTAGGAATAGGAGCAGCGGGAAGAGCAGGGATTGCTAAAGAAACAACGTGGGGTACTGCTGTAACAGTAGACACGTTCATCCTCGATGGTGCTGAATCCTGATAATATCGGGTTACTTCTGTATATGGCTTTGGGTGCGGAAGCTGATCCGGCACAGGTTGATGAGACTACTGCTTATGACCACGATTTTACGCCGGCGGGCACGGATACAGACCTTGGGAGTTTTACTCTTGAGATCGAGCGGGATATTACCTGTTGTATCTATGCTGGGTGTACAGTTAACAACATGACATTGACGGCGGCAAAGGGATCACTTGTTACTGCTGATTTTGAGATTGTCGGAAAATCGGAACTAGACGATCAAACAGCGCAGGAACTATCACCGGGTTCGCTTGCTATTGATACGGTCGATGTTGCGTATGTTAATAGCTTTAATTTTACTTACGGTAACAATCTTGATGTTGATGGCGGGTTTGTTTTAAATGCCAGCAGAAACCGGTCACATGCTTATAAACAGGGCGGAACATTAACCGGTTCAATGGAATTAGAATGGACAAGCGATTCAGATGCTTTAAGAGACGCTTACCTTGATAATACCCAGAAACAGCTAACATTAACAATAACAAGCACAGAAGCGATCGAAACCGGGTATTATTACACCTTGACGGTGGATATACCGAAGGTGCATATCATGGGTGATCCGCCGGTATTGAGCTCTCGGGACAGGACGCCATTTACCGTTAATTTTGAGGCGGTGTATGATGCTACTAATTTTGTCAAGATTACGCACAGAGATGCACAAGACACTAAATGGTCAGCATGACAATGATAAATAATGAATGGAGGCTTTTAATATGAAATACAATGTTGATAGTATCAAGATGTCAGAAACAAAAGAAGTTGATATATCGGAGTATATCCCATCGGCAACAGAACCAGTAACGGGGGCTGGGGGTGGTGAAGGAAATACGATTGAAATAAAAAATACTGAATGGTTTACAGAAGCGAGAAAGATTGAACTGTTGAACGGTGTGTTGGTCGATGATAATTTTCCGTTTGAGAAATGGGACGAACAGACAATCGATGAAATAGACGAGCGATGCCCGGAATTGATTCAGTATCTTCAAGATGAAATACAGGAGTTCAATCGCCCTTTAGCCGTGAAGAACAAAGAGAAATAGAACAGGTTACTCAATGGATTTACCACGGATACAACTTTCCTTATGGCACAAAACAATATTTTCAATACATAAGATGGTACTGGTGGATAGAATCATATTGTTATATGCGAGATATGAACGTATTACCAGGTGAGGGCGGGTATCATAATCAGGACTGGAAATACATGGAAATATATAATATTATCCGGTCGGCAATAATCAAGGAACAGAATAGAGAACAAAGTAGAGGATTACAGCAGATAAGGAAAAGGCATGGCGCAATTTAGCAGTGCTGAAATAGCTATTACCGCAAAAGATAAGACAAAGCCAGGACTGTCATCCGCAAAAAAAGGTGTTGGTGGATTAACAAAAGCTGTTAAAAGCTACGGTGCAGAAATAGGCGCTGCGGTGGCTGCAGTATATGGTGCTGTGAAGGTTGTTAAGAGTCTAACTGAGGCATATAAGATACAAGAGGCGGCTATAGCAAAAGTTGAAGCGGCATTAAAAGCTACTGGCACTTATACACCCACCCTGTCAAATAATTTACAAGAACTTGCCTCGCAATTACAAAGTGTTACCACCTATGGGGATGAATCCACCCTTGAAATGACCGCATTGTTACAATCACTGGCAAAACTTAATGAAGAACAGTTGACGCAGATCATACCATCTATACAGGATTTTGCTACTGGTATGGGTGTCGATTTGAATACTGCTGCATCCCTTGTCGGGAAAACGCTTGGCAGTACAACAAATGCCTTGAGTCGATATGGTATTGTAATCGACATGACAGGCACAAAAGAAGAAAAATTGCAGGAATTAACGGAAGCCATTAATGGTTCTTTTGGTGGTATGGCTGAGGCAATGGGTAAAACATATACAGGCAAAGTGAAGATACTTCAAAATGCCTTTGGGGATTTAAAGGAAGAAATGGGGCGAACCCTAGCCGATAACATGGAACCGATGTTGCCTGTAATAACCAGAATGGTGGAAGCTACTAAAAATTGGATTAAACAGAAAAATGATTTGCGAGAAGCATATAAGAAACTTGAAAAACCAATGGAAGAATTTAACGAACAAACAAGATTGGAAGTATTACAGGCCGAACAGCTTGTTGCTATCGATAAACTCAAAAAATTGCGTAAACAGGCTGAATTAGAAGTATCAACATCTATTGTAGGTAGTTTAAAAAAAGAAGTTAGTAAAAAGGGAGTGGAGGCTCTTGAGGATGAAGTAGAAATCATATTAACATGGCGTGATCAAATGGCATTAGCTGGACTTGATGCAGCATTTTTTACAAATGCTACAGTAGAGCAAATTGAAGCAACAGAAGAAGCGACTGAAGCTGCTGATAAAGAAACAACAGCGATTTATGGAACTACTGGAGCCTTCCATGCTATCATAGGAACACTTGGTATTTATAGTAGAAGTATCGATGATGTTACGCAAAAATTAGGAATATATATGGCTGTACAACAACAGGTTAATTCGTTATCAGAGGAACAACAATATTGGCAGGGTGCATTAACGGCTGCATGGACAGATTATGCTAATGCAATAGTAAGTGGAGAAGCTGATTTAAAGGATTTTATAAAATATACTTTATCAGGATTATTAAAAGCGGTTGGTGAACAGTTGATTGCATTGGCGGCATTTTATACGATTTCTCTACAATGGGTGAAAGCAGCAGTAGCGGCGGCAGCAGGGATTGCAGCATTAGCGGCTGCAAGTGCCGTTAAAAATTGGCAACAGGGTGGTATTATTGAAGCACAGCAGGGGTATGGCGGTGGCGATGTTGTACCGGCAATGTTAGAGCCTGGTGAAATGGTTATACCAAAAGAAGTAGTACGAGATAATACGGCAGAACTAAATGCTATGGTATCAGGGCAGGGAGGTACGGCTAATGTTATTAATGTATATCTTGATGGTAAAAAGTTACAGGGTGTTATCACGAAATGGACGGAAAACGGACAACTGAGAATAGCGCCGAGGGCGGTTAGATGAGAATATTCTGGAAAAATGAGCTTGATAAATATACGTTATCGGCGAACAGTGAGGAAGGCTATTATCCGGTCGCAAATGTACAGGATTATCAATTAGCAAAAGTGTACAGGTCTACGGATGATACTGCTGAATGGGTAAAGGTTGACGCCGGCAGTGGGAATACTATAACTGCAACGGGGGCTTGTATATTAGGGCATAATCTAACAAATGGTGGCACGTATAAAATACAGGGAAACGCAACCGATAGCTGGGGATCGCCGTCACTTGACGAAACATTTAGTTATGATTCAGATATCATGATCGAGACGTTTGATTCTGCCGAATATAGGTTTTGGCGGTTCAGTCTGGCGGATGATTCAAACCCGGATACTCATTTAGAGATAGGGCGGTTATTTCTTGGAACTTATTTAGAGTTTGCCGATCAGCCGTCAAAAGATTTTCCGTTATCTTATGAGGATACTTCCTCGGTGGAATACTCGATTACCGGGCAGGCTTTCGGTGATGAAGGAATTATCTACAAATTATATAATTTTAAATATCCATACTGGACGGATACGGTACGGAAAAATGTAGTAACAATGATCGAGGATATTAAACTTGTTAAACCGGTTATTCTTGTACCGGATGAAAACAATACAGATAAACTCGTTCCTGTGTATGCTAAATTAAATGACAATCTATCATTGAACCATCTCGTTGCGTATGCATGGAACGGAATATTAAGCTGGCGTGAATGCTTTTAGAATATTTGATTAAATGAAAATGGAGGTTGTATCATGAGTGCAACCAAAATCTCGGACTATTCAATCGGTGGTTCTAACTGGACGGAACTACTAACAACAATCGAAAAACAACGTAAGGGCTTCAACGGTATATCTCTTACGAACTACGACAATAATTCCCTACCAGCGATAGCCGAAGGTTCTTATTTTGAAATATCAGGTTCTTTGTATGGCTTCGAATCTGAGGAAGCTATTACAGGTACTCCATCGAGTGGGAATATCAACTATATCTATATCAACGGTACGACATTTGTACCTGTATGGACAACAACAGCGCCGACATGGAGCGATGCTAAAAACGGTTGGTATGATGCAGGCGAAACCCATCGATATGTTGGTGGTTGTTATTATGACGGAGCAAATTATACAGGAAAATGGGTATACCAAAAAGGTTCAGATAGAATCGATTCGGATTGTAAGTTTGGTGGCAGGGTTACAAGATATTATGCTCCTTCTTTGGTAGGATATGGCAATAATGATACTGTAACATTTAATGGACAGGTAGTTGCTATGGCCGCAAATGATGATGAAGGATTCCTATCAGTTAATCTACCACATGGGGCGATTGTTATAAATTTATATTCTTATGCTTTTGCAAATACTTGGGGTAGTTTACCTGTACAATTAGTCAGAAGCCCAGTAGATGAATTTGCTCAAACCATAATGGCAACAAATACACACACGTCAACTGGTGCCCTCAATGACAACTCTATTACCGATGCCACAATAGATAATGAGAATTACACTTATTTTATCAGATTTAGTTGGAATCTAGATACAATAGGACAATTGCGTGGTGTTGTTATTACTTATACAATAACAGAACCTAAGCCTTAAAGGAATAAAATGACATACGCAGATTTTATAGAAAAGACAACATCTGAAAAAATTGTCCTGATCGAAATGGATTTAGGACTAACGGAAACTGGATGGTATAACTATGATGCTGGAGTATGGGCGCATAAGTGGAGCTTAACAGGTGAATTGCATAATATCGGTAATGGGAATATCGGCGATTACAATATGGGCGAGGGCGATCGGAGAGTACAAATATCAGTTGGCTCATGTTTTGTCGATGCTGACGAATATACAGAACAGGCGAATGTTGCTGATTGCGTAAGTAATGAGAAAAGCTGGTATTATGATGATACGAACTTCATATTTTACGTACATATTGATAACGGACATGAGCCACAAATACATAGTGTTACAATCGGGTTAACGATCGGTATGAGTAATCGGGCTGGATACTATAATGATTTGTATTATGAACCGAGGGTGTTACCAGCTATATTATTTTTGGGCAACCTGTACGGATATTATTTGGCGGTGATGATTTAGATTATTCAAATTTTGAGACTGTATGTAAAGGATATATAGAGGATTTTAACCTTAATTACGAGACGGCAGACTTTACAATCATCGATAACCGGAAAAAACTATCTAAAGTTTTGCCTGTTAATACATTTAACAAGGCGACATATACTAACCTTGATGATGATGATATAGGGAAAGCGATACCAATAGGATATGGCGAGATATACCACGCACCGGTTATATGTATTAACAAAGCTCAGGGTGGTACTCCAAGCTGGACATTCAAAGTTTGCGATACATCGGATCATAGCAACGGCATACAATCGATCGATGCGATATATGTTGACGGCGTTTCTAAAAGTATTTCATCGAGTAGCCTTACTGACGGTACGGTAACAATAGCCAATGGAGACTGGGACGGCCAGGCGGAAGTAACGGTTGATTTTAAGGGGCTAAAGGATGATTCAGACAATTATTTAACGAATCCGCTTGATATTATCAAAGACATATTGAGGGTGTATGCTGATGTTACGTATAACTCGACAAATTATAACACCACAGAATGGGAAGCATCCGAAACGCATGATTTGGCGAATGATATAGGTTTGTTCGTTAACGAGGAAACAGAGATAAGTGAATTAATAGAGAAGATATGTACTTCTGTTCTGGGTTATTTTATTGTGCAGAGTGATGGCAAGTATACGTTCCGTATTCTCGATACCAGTGAAGATGTACAGAGGACAATACATATTGAAGAAATGCTAGGACCGCCGGAAATATCATGGACAGGCACACAATATCTCGATGAATGTAAAATTGGATATAAACGTAACTGGAGCATCAATTCTCATAGATGGTATGTTAACGACACGAACAAGGATACAATATATAATAAATACAAAAAACATTCTAATAAATCATTTGAAACGTTATTGGTAAATCTCGATGATGCGATAGAATATAGCAATACGATAATGGATTATTACAGCGAGGTAAAAGGCATTTATACTGTTACTACCAAAACGCAGAACATACAGCTCGATATTTTGCGAACATTATCGATTGAAATAAACAGAGTTGGCAAGAAGTGGTTGGATTATGTAAAAACAGAAATTATCGGTGTAACAAAGGATTTAATCGAGAATAAGATCAAAATAACGGCACGGCATATATCCGGGCTCACAGTTTTTTTTTTAGGTGGAGCCCTTTTGCAATTAATGTTGACAAATATGCTATAAATATAGATGAATATGCATTGAGTTACGGGAGAGGGACTTATGGCGCTTGATGACACTATACCGGCTGATGGTGATGGAATAACAACAGGTGTAAAAGTAAGTGAATTAGCTGGACATATTAGAACTTTAAAGACCGATCTGAATAATGATTTTGCTACACTAGAGTATGTTAACGCTTCTCTGGCCGCTAATACATTAAACCTGTTTCTAACCGATACATCTTCAGCGGAGGTTGGCGGTTACTATGAGATGTTATTTTCTGAAACAGGGTCGGGTGGTTCATCGCTTACGGAGAATAGCGTATCGGATGGCGAAACGTTATTGTGGTCATATATTAGCCCGCAATTCGCAATTACTGACCAGATAAGTGCTGGATTGTATGTTGTTAGTATCTGGGTAGAACAAAATAGCAATAAAACTGTTACATTTGCTGCAAAATTATATAAACGTGATTCTGGGGGTACTGAAACCGAATTAGTGGAAACCTCGACTTCAGATACAGTCACAAAAGATACGAAAACACAAATAATAATGTCAGGTTTTCTTGAGAAGTGGTGGTGGAGGCGCGCCTGATATAACTATCTACATGGAAGGTACGGACGATAGCAGGGCTGCCGTGAGAATACCGACATCGGTTATTACGAAAAAGATATTTGATGCCGATGGCGATACATACGTAACGGTCGAGGAGACCGCTGACGAAGATAAGGTACATTTTTATACTGCTGGCACCAAACGGCTGACGATTGAAGGTGGTGATACATCATGGCATGAAGTGGGCGCTGATGGCGAACCTGCATTTCAGAATAGCTGGGTGAATTATGGTTCCGGATTTGCAACGGCGGCTTTTAGGAAAGATGTATTGGGGTGGGTACATTTAAGAGGTATGATTAAAAGTGGTACTATAGGCTCGGCTGCCTTTGCATTACCTGTGGGATACAGGCCTCCCGCCCATATCTATTTTGCATGTGTCTCTAATGGGGCTTTTGGTGATGTGCTGATTATTACCAGTGGCAATGTAATTCCACAAGTAGGAAATAATACATGGTTTTCCTTGAATGGAATAACATTTTATGTAGGATTTTAAAATGACAATTGAACAATTCAAACAATCGCACAATTTCTCGTTAAACGAGGAACGTTATCAGGGTGGGAAGATAACCGATACTGAAAATATTGAGTTTATTGATCCTGTAATGTGGGCTACAAATGACCATTACGTATCCGTATGTAAGTGGATGTACCCAGAGAGAAAAGTATACGCGAAGATCCTACATATCACGAGCGGAAATCATACAATAGATTCGGCGCATAGTATAGGCAAAGCGATTGATGAGGTTATTGTCGGGTTAACATTATTCGAAGCAATATCTATTGCAATGAGTATCAGGCAGAATCACGGTCCTAGCGGGCTTGGATTTTATCCGTATTCAAAACCGGTATTTATACATTTCGATCAGAAAGACTGGAACCGGGATGTTACACGAACAACGGTGTGGTATCGAAACGTTGACGGTGAATATATATCAAATACCCATAGACCTGATGAAGTCTATGAGGAGCTATATAATTGTTTCGATTTAAAAATGAAATAGGAGGGTACAATGTTTAAACGATTGATCAAGTCAAAGGTTTTCTGGACATCTATCGGTGGTATTTGTGTTGCTATCGGGACGATGATTGCAGGCGAGCAATCGGTATCGGCTGGACTTATGCAGATATTCGGTCTATTGCTTGCTATTTTCTTCAGGGACACTGCGGCGAAGATGATGGCAAAATGATTCGGATTGAAAACGGCCATATGACGCGTTTTTTTCTCCGAAAAGCCGTGGTAATGGTGGTTTTTTATATTTTTTTTATTTATTTTATATTTAAGTCATTGTAAATGCATATTATATATGTATTTACAGAACAGGTGTATTCGGTGGCTTGAAAAGAGCGCCAAAAGTTGTCAGGGGGCTTGCGTTGTTGCAATTCTAATAATACATAGAGTTACGACATCGAAAAAACCCTCGAAAAAAAAGGGGGGGTATAATTACAGGGGGACAGTTATTTAAATCGCTTAGAATCGCGTTATGTGCGTCTCTAATTGCATGTCATGTAACGAGTTACGACATCGCTCGAACCCTCTGTATTGGCGCTTTAAATCCTTGATATGTATATAATTACGAGGAGATTTTGCATAAATAGGAGTTGATAGGAGTAGGTTATGGGATTCTTAAAGAGACTTTTCGCTAAAAAGGCGGGTACCGGTGTATCAAACGTGCTTGACAGTGTGGGTAATCTTGCAACTGATATCCGGTCGGCGATAACTGGAGATATGCCCCCGGCAGTGCGGGCGGACTTGCTTGGAAAAATGCTTGACCTGACACTGGAAATGACAAAAACGCAGGCGGGTATTATCACTACCGAAGCTCAAGGGAATTTACTACAACGGATATGGCGACCGATTGTAATGTTGACGTTTTTGGTATTGATAGTATTATCTGCGTTAAAACTTGTCGATTTGTCAATGATGCATGTACCGAAAGAAATGTGGAAACTGCTTACTATCGGGATCGGCGGTTATATCGGCGGTAGGTCTTTAGAGAAAATCGCAACGAACATCAAGGGGAAATAACTATGGGATCCTGAGATGAAAGAATACCAGAAATCATATATTGAGCTTATTGCCCGAAAAGTAGGAGACGAGATATATCAAAAACTGGAAAAGAAACATTATGATCACGAGCAACGGCTTTCAAAAATAGAAAAGAAAGTATTTAATGGGTTCAGTGTAAAAATCAATGTATTATTCGGGCTTTATTCTGTAATTATTGCGCTGCTGATCAAACTGGCATTCTGGAAGTAGACAATATAACTAAATAGTATAATGAATTATAATTTAACAAGCCTTGGTTGCAGGGCTTGTTTTTTTTGTCTGAATAAGCTGGAAATAGCTAAAAATAGCCGGAAATAGCTGGAAAACATAAAAAAACATAAAAAAAGTTTAAAAAAAACGAAAAAAAAGCTTGACTTTTATTTAGGAAAGGGTTAATATATTAATATGAAGTTAGTAAATTACATTTTAGGGGGTAGCAAGATGAGAAAGATAATGCGGAATCAGAAAAAGGATGTATGTGTAAATTGTGGCAGGAAGATTGAAAAGGACGAGGGGAAGGGAGTGAACGACCCTTCCGTAGCCCAACAAGATTTTCTCTGTCCTGAATGTTGGAACCAGATGGGAAAGTTTGGATACTCGGAATACGGGGAGTAAATTGTCGTAAAATAGCCCTGCATGGTGCTTGTCGGTGTTCGATTCACCGACAGGGCAAATCTTATTTTAGGGGGGGTAGCAAAATGAAAAGACATATTATCAAGGATTATGACAGCACCAACGATTGCTGGTACATAAAGTTTATTAAAGAATATGAAAATGTTTTTTATATACAAATATTTCATACACCGATTTTTACATCTCTAGTAAATCGGAACCGAAACCGAAGTAAGACCTGTTTAACAGGGATTAAAAGGAAATTGTCCGAGCTCTGGCTTGGCAAGGGTTTTGTCAACCAGCTATGGGCAATTTTCAATTAATACCTTTTATGGGGGAGCAAAAATGACTGAGACAGAAAAAAGAATGGTATTAAAAAAAATAGATGGGATAATATTGTTAATTGAGAACCATCTCAATAGATTATCGCAAGGATTTACAAAACCTATCCCGGTGATTGATTCACTGGAAATGTATAATGCTTTAGAAAAAATAAGATCAGTAAAGTTAATAAAGAATAAGGAGGCGATAAAATGAGGGCATATAAGATAACAGATACAAATGATTGTACTTACAAAGGGTTCAAGTGGCATGAAGGCAAAGTACACAAAACTGATGGCAAAGGAGTGTTGTGTTCTTCTGGATGGATACATTTCTATCGAGACAAAAGATTGGCAGTAATACTAAATCCAATTCATGGGAGTTATAATCCCTTCCATTTATGGCTTGGTGAGGCCGGCGGGACGATTAAAGGAGACGCTGGTTTAAAGTGGGGATGTACTGAATTTAAAATGATTAAACGGGTTAGTATTCCCAAAATCACATTGACACAGAAAGTCGCTTTTGCGATACTGTGTTCACTAAAAGTATACACCGATCCGGAATATAAAAAATGGGCTGAAGGTTGGCTACAGAATAAAGATAGAACAGCACAGGCAGCATGGGCAGCATGGGCAGTAACAGAGGCAGCAGCAGGGGCAGCAAAGGCAGCAGCAGGGGTAGCAGCAGGGGTAGCAGCAGGGGCAGTAACAGAGGCAGCAGCAGGGGCAGCAAAGGCAGCAGCAGGGGCAGCAAGAAGGACAACAACACGAATTAATCTCGTTCGCTTAGCTACAGAGTGTTTAAAGTATTGAGACTGGAGGGGGGAATGAAACTATATAACAACAAAAATAAAGATGGGGGAGCAATAAGAAAAAAAAGAAGGGGGTATAAAATGAGAATGACACAATTACTTGCAATGGCAGAAGATGCAAAAGAAGTAGAAAAGTTGAGAGAAGAGAACGAGAGGTTGTGGGTTATAGTAGATGAAACTATAGCCCTGCTTGAGGAAATCATCAAAGGAATTGAAGGAAAAGAGAAATACAAGGATGTGATAATGACTGCGATAGATATCAAAGATATTATTGAAACAGAAAAGAAATATGACGGATACGAGGATTACAAGGGTTAAAAATAATTTCATGAAAAAAATAAAAAAATATTGTTAAAAATGTGGGATTGTATTATAGTAATAAAAAAGAAAAGTAAAGAAAGGTGGTGATAACATGAAAAAGGATATATATATCGGGTTTATGGTGGATGAAGATACAATGAAAAGGCTTGACAAGGTGATTAATGAGGAAAATAAAGCTGATCCAACATATCGGTGGAAGCGATCCTCATATATCCGGAAACTAATTGTTGAACATTTGAAAGAAAAGAATTAAAAGAAAACAGGGAGGCAGAAGATGGAAACAAAGGAAACAAAAAACAATGATTTTGTAAAACGTGTAGCAAAGGCGTTTTCGGAAATGCCGGAAACTTTACCGGAAACACAGGGGCAGATCGGAAACAGGAAGTATACTTATGTGCCACTCCCGACGATTCTAAATACCATTCGACCAATACT